GAAAGAGACTTCTATAAGTGGAAGGACAGCTTTGAGGGTATGATAGAGGGTGACGAGGAAGTTACTGTTACTTGTGGCGAACGTGATGCCAAGGTAGAAGTTCCTACTATTGCAAAAGCATCAGATGCATACTCAGCAGGAAAAGCAAAAGGCAACACAAAAGACGTTTACGAAACATCAATAATTAAAATGCTCTCTAAATAATGAAATTCTCAGAAGACGAAATTAGAGACCTCATCAAACAAGCGTTAGCAGATGTCGACGCTGGACTACCTGCAGAGAATGTTCTAGAGGCACCAGAGGAAAGGTTTGAGCAAGTACAACAAGCTCTTAAAGAACTCTTTACAGAAAACTATAGAGAGTTTATTGAGCAAGTAACTCTTGTCGCACCAAAACCAGCTACCTTTAGAGTAGATCTACCTAATGGAAATAACATTTTCCTAAAATGGTTAGGAGAAGCTTTTGAGATTCAAGTAGAAGGAAAGAGGTATAAGATGGATTATCATGAGCAGTTTATGCAAGCTTTAAATCACATCACAGAACTCTTTAAATACGGAACTCCTAAGCAAGAAGGATCTTTTGATGAATTTGGAGAAGAAGGAGAAGCAGGATCACCAGGTAGCGGAGGAGACTTCCCAGGAGAACCAACAGGAGATTTCGAGGACATTCCAACTGATGGAGATGAATTCGGAGGAGAAGAACCAGCAGGAGAAGAACCAGATTTTACATAAGATTATGAAAGACTTTGACGTACATAAGTGGAATAACAAGCGTAGACTTGCTGCAGTTAATGAAGGAATTACTGAAGCCTCTAAAACAAAGCACGACAATTACTTAGATATTGTTATGAAGTGGTTAGAAGATGCCCCTCAATCAAATGCTATTAAGAGCTACTTAGAATCTAATCGTGGACTTATTGTTCGTGATATGATGAGTGCTGATTTTGATAACATGAATGAAGAGTAATATGATGCTTTTAGATCTCATAGCAGAACACTTCCTAAGAGAAGCTAAAAAAGAGTTTGAATATCTAAGCGATAAAGCTCAAGTTGTTGCTGCTACTATTATGGCAAGTATGGGTATTCCAAAAGAAGAAATAAAAGCTTACAATAAGAATAGAATTATTATTCTATCCGATAAACCTCGCTCAGAGGTTTTCTCTAGTTTAGAGAAGATGGGATTCACTAGAATCGATCCAAGTAAAAGTGTAGGATCATCAGGTGGTGGATACGAATCAGAAGATGGTGTTGAAATCATACACAAACCATTAGGTCAATCTAAAACAGGTGGTGCCGGTGTTTCTAATGAGAATATTGTTGTAGATAAGGTTAAAGAAGCTTTAGCAGAGCAGCCAAACCTAACAGTAATATTTAAAGCAAATAACAAGGACCTCGTTTATAAAAATGTAACAGGTATTGATCACATTGGTAAAGAAGGCGAATCTAAAGGCTGGAAAGGTGATCTTAGATTACTAACCAAAGATGGAGAAAAGCACGTATCTATCAAAAAGGATGGAGGATACAGATGGGAGTCTGTAATGAAGAGATTCCGTCCAACCTTCGAAGCTTTTATGACAAAAGCTATGGCTGGTGAGATAGATGGACTTCAACTTGTACCTGCTGAAGATAATCCAAAGCTTCTACAGATGTTAGATATGGATGGAAGGGCTTACGGTAGAGTGTTTATAAATAACCATCCAGACTTAGCAGCAGGATCAGAGACCATAGACAGTATGGCATTCGGACCAGATCATGCAGATATTGCACAAAGAACTTTTACCGATTCTGACTTCAAGCTTAAAGATAGTACACTAGAGATAAGCACTACGAAGGTAATGACCGATGTTAAAGACTTTGAAGAAGGAGATTTTCCTATTGTAGAGTTTGAGAGAAACGCATCTAAAGCAACTAAAGTTGAGGGGATGTACGGAAGAGGTATTGTAATGAGAACAAGACCCATTGGACAAGTCAAGGATGGAGGTAGAGCAAATTACTTATATGTAGAGTACAAGGATATAATGTAAAAACAATATGAAGGTTTCAGCAAATACTTTAATGGTTTTAGTAGCAGTTGCAATAGCTGCAATGTACGCTTTCGGGCTACTCACTCCAATGAATAACAGAGCTCAGGATAGGCTTGATACCTATATTGCTAAGAGTGAAGCGGTAGTTGATTCTTTACAAAACCATATCACTTTATTAGATATAGAGAATGATATACTTCAGTCGAAAGTCGACTCAGCTTTTGCTGCTTTAGATGTTGAGGAAGAAAAACGTAAACAAGAGAGAGATGCATTTGATCAAAAGATTGCTGAGCTTAGTAAGCTTTCTGCTTCTGAGCTTTCAAGCTACTTCGCAGACCGCTATAGCAAGTAACGGGGATACTCTTATTTACATTCCTCAAAAGATTGCTAGGCAAGTCATTACTGATCTTGAAAAAGGAGATCTTTGTCAAAAGGAATTAGAAAGTTACTTGAGAGATATTGAAAATCTTAACCAAGCTATACAAGCTAAGGATGGACAGATTGCAAATCTTTTGGGTGTGAAAGATAACCTCAACGGAGTTATAGACGAGAAGAACTCTCAAATAAAAAAGCAAGAAAAGTATCAAGCTACCTTGAGAAGGCAGCGTAGATGGAACTTATACAAAGGCTGGATGGGAGGTACTATAGTGGGTACAGTTATTGGAATTATTATAATGATATGAATCAGCAACAAGTAAAAGAGGCAATCAAAGCGGAGTACGTTAAATGTGCTAATGATCCTGCGTACTTCATGAAGAAGTACTGTTTGATTCAACACCCGCAAAGAGGTAGTATAAAGTTTAATCTCTATCCTTTTCAGGAAAGAGTGCTTCATATTTTTAGAGATAACCAATATAACATTGTACTCAAATCAAGACAGTTAGGTATTTCAACTTTATCAGCAGGGTATGCTATTTGGTTGATGACCTTCCACAAAGATAAGAACATCCTTGCAATCGCAACAACACAAGCTACTGCAAAGAATGTGATTACTAAGATTAGGGTAATGTATGATGGTTTACCTAAATGGATGAAACCAAAGGCAACAGAGAATAATAAGCTCTCCATTAGGTTAGCAAACGGTTCTCAAGCTAAAGCAGTATCTTCTAACTCAGATGCAGCCCGTTCAGAAGCAGTATCATTGCTGTTGATTGATGAGGCAGCATTTATTGATAATGTAGAAGAAACATTTACTGCAGCACAACAGACACTTGCAACAGGGGGTCAGTGTATTGCACTTTCAACTCCTAATGGTATTGGAAACTGGTTCCACCAAACATGGGCTAAGGCAGAGCAAAGTGAGAATAACTTCGTTCCAGTAAAGTTACCATGGACAGTGCACCCTGATAGAGATGAGGATTGGAGAAAGGAACAAGATAAGCAGTTAGGACCTAGAAATGCAGCACAGGAATGTGATTGTGATTTCCTATCATCTGGTGAGACTGTATTTGAACCAACTCAGTTATTGGAGATAGAGAAAACAACTATATGTGATCCTATTGAAAAAAGAGGACAAGATGGCGGACTATGGATATGGAAATATCCTGATTATACTACATCCTATATGCTAGTGGCAGATGTTGCACGTGGTGATGGGGCAGATAGTTCCGCATTTCATGTATTTGACATAAGTACAAACGAGCAGGTAGCAGAATTTAGAGGAAAGCTTCCTCCAAGAGATTATGGTAACCTGGTAGTTGGTATTGCTACAGAATACAACAACGCTTTATTGGTAGTTGAAAATGCCAACATGGGATGGGCAACTATTGAGCAGATTCAAGAAAGAGGATACCCAAACCTTTACCACTCATCCAGAGGATCAGATAATGAGACTGTTGAATCTTATATGTCAAAATATGAGAACAATAAACTCACTCCTGGATTCACAATGTCTCTCAGAGCTAGACCTTTGGTTGTAGGCAAGATGATGGAGTATGTTAGAGATGAAAGTGTAACAATCCACTCCTCCAGATTAATAAAAGAGATGAGAGTCTTTGTATGGAAGAATGGTAGAGCACAAGCTCAGCAAGGCTTCAATGACGATCTTGTAATGTCCTTTGGTATAGGTATGTTTGTAAGAGATACAGCCATGAAGTTTAAGCAACAGGGTGAGGAGTTAACAAAAACAACTCTTAACGTGATGACCAATATGAACAGAAACTCTCGCAGCGAGCAGAATAACTATAGACCTAACCAAGATGCATTTAAACAACAAGACGGTCAAGGAAATTCTCACGACTTTAGTTGGATTCTCGGATAAAAAGGGGTAAGTTATATCTACTATATTTATTAGAATAGGAATATAATATTCAACGCATGGCAGATACTTCACTATTTTCTAGGTTACAGAGATTATTCTCTACAGACGTAGTAATTCGTAACGTAGGAGGGAAGAACTTAAAAGTAATAGATACCAACCACATTCAA